TAAGTATTCGTTTATCATTGTACTTGTACACCTCCACTATTGCAGTAGGGTCATTAGTATATCCAAAGTCTAAGCCTATGCCGATTAACCTCGCATCGCTTGGAACATTGTGTATAATTGACCAATTGTCAAAGATAACGCCGTCTAAATTACCAGTTAATCCAAGACCGTAAACTCGCCATTTATTACTCCAATATTTATTTTTTATATTACCATCTGTAAATATACTTTCTGTTGGTAGAAACGTATTAAAGAAGCCCTTTTGCTTATAGTCTAATATACTTTTAACCTCGCTATCTGCTAGGTATTCGTTATCTTTAAAGGTTAATGTTATAAAGTTGTTTTCATTTATGTAATCATCACCCCAAAACAAACTGTCTGGATTATAATCTATAATAGTTAATCCTGCCCTAGATATAAATTGAACAGCCGTATCAACATCCATTTTATCAGCCTCATTTATGTATAAAATATCACGTCTAAAGCCTTTACCAACATCATTTACATCAGCACCTAAGAAATCTAAGTAAGATCCGTTAAAGTACTCATGTTTGCTTTCTGACTTGTTAAAATCGTGTTCATTCTCTAATACCCCCCAGTCTTTACATATCTTTTTGTAATCACGTATAACTGTACGTTTCATCTTACTTAACTCAGATGATAAGATAGTTGCCTCTTTAGTTGAAGAACATAAAGACTGTATCAACAACTCTATTATACTGACTGTTTTAGATGCACCTTGCCCACCTCTAATGACAAACACGTTCTCATTAGGGTTTGACTTAATAAGGTCTAATATCTTATAATATGCCTTAGTATATTTATACTTATTTTCGCTCACCTATATCAGGTAAATTAGGTATGTTTAAGCCACCTGTTATTTCTGTCTGTTGCTTCTCTACCAAACTATTTAAACGTTGCGTAATTGATGGATTAAAGAAGCCTAACATACCTCCTGTTATTTGATTCTCTCTGATTTCATCTTTTATGCGTGAACAGATACTAATAAACTCAAAGTATAAGTTATCTTTATTTATGAAGTATTGTTCAACGCATCCGTAGTTATTATAGCAAAATCGTTTAAATCCTTCAAAAGTTAATGGTACTTTTTGACCATCTGTTTTTCGCTCACCATCTTTACCAACATATTGAACTTTTAACCATTGACCAGACTGTTTGTCTACGTCTTGCTTATACTCATTAAAAGCCGTTTCCAATTCCGTAGGTGCTTTAAATATTCTTGTAGGGTGCATTTATTTGACTTTTTTAGTGTTTTTAAACAATACTATTTTTCTATTGCTTAATGCTGACAAAAACTCTCCGTACTTACCAAACCATACCCTTGCAGACATTTCACACTCATATTCGTTGGAATAGTCTTTCCAATAACCATTTTGTCTAACTTTATAGATATACATATATATACATTTTTCACAAATATACAAAAATAAAATCAATTACTATAAGTATAGCGATTAAAAAATAAATATGTTAAAGTATGTTAAAGTTTATTGTTTATCTAAATAGTGTTTGTATCTTTGAACCATAATTAAAAACAAACAAACAAGATGTACACTTTAAACCAAATGACCGAAGCAAGAAACCTAGTAGGAACAGATATAAACGAACTAGAATATATTGACCATATTGTAATTCAAGATTCTAAAACATATTTTCAAATCATTCATTTAGATGGTTCTGAAAAATTAATAGAGATTAAAGAATTATTAAACTAAAAAACAACAGGGGGTGTAAAAACCCCTAATAAAAACAAACAATATGTTTAGAGATAAAATAGTTAAGACAATAAAATTACCAACTGGTGTAACCTGCCACCAATATAAGAGCGGAAAAATAAAAGTAATAACAAATAAATAATTAAAGAGATGAAAAAATTAACATTATCAATTGGAATTGTATTATTATCACTTAACAGTTTAAGTGCTCAAAAAACAAAAATAGCATTAACAACAGGCGTAGATTTAGAAAACCCTTATACAATGGACTTAGGTTATTCAGCAGGTTTGCAAGTAATAAATTCTAAGGGTTATACTTTTGGCGGCTCTTACTTTGAAGTTATAGGAGGTTTGAACGAATATAAAAGATACAAAGGTGCTATAATATCATTTGGACATACATCAACAGACGAGAAAGGTTTTGTATTTACATCTGATTTATATTTGACTGACAAAGGCTCTGGAGTTGGTGCAACATTTGGTTATAAGATAGGTAATTTTATACCTGCGTTTAAGGCTAACTCTATTTCGGGTGCTGGTTTTGGAATAACTGTAATACTAAATTAAGATGAAAGGAATTAAATTCGAGGAATCAAGTAAGTACAAAACAGATAATAAGTACTACGAATTAAGCGTTGCAAATGTTGTAGTATTAAAGATGGAACGCTCATGGTGGCGTTGGTTAATACAAATTATAGACGATAAAATAAACTAATATGAAAAAGATAGAGCCAGAACATTTTTACTTTATAACACTAATAATATTTTTCATCTACGTCGCTTATGGCGTAATTAAATACACTTTAAATGCATAGACATACAGACAGATTACAGAAATTAATAGACTTAGCAAAAACAATGGATCATACCTATTATTTTAACGAATTAACACTTCTTAAGGTAGATATTGATATTAGCATATTAGAAGCGGAATGTGAAGAAATAAGAAGACAGTTATGCAAAATATAAGCAACAAGCAATTTAAAAGAGTTTTAGAACAGCAAGAGCCTGTAAAAGAAACAGGAAACTACTTGAGTTACGAAAGCGAAGACATGAGTATTTACTACGATTATCAAAACGACGTGTTTGTATATGATTTAACGGATCACTTCACAATTGAACAAACTAACATAATTAGAGAATATTTCAACAATTTTATATGAGCAAGAAAGTAGAGGTTTACCAAAAGTTTTACAAATTAGTAGCAGATTGTGAAACTCAAAAAGAAGCAAGAAGATTAGTAAAAGAAATTAAAATGTACGATAAAATTAAAACTAATAGTGATTTTAGAATAGTAGAGAAATACACTAAATTTTAACACTCTTTACTTGCGGGTTAACTATAAAAGCAATAAATTTACAAAAAAAAAACATGTATGTAGTAACAGAAAAGTATAAGTATTTAGAAGCGTTAAGCATTGTTAATGATGCTTTTTATAGCGATGCCGTAAAAGAAAAGTATAAATTATTTATTGAGAATTATTTAAAAAACAAAAACTAATGAAAGAACAAAACATTGATTGCATGAAGTACCGTAAGTCTACACACCTAGCGGGAGTTGATGTAGAAATGATTATAGCAGAAAAAGGTAACTGCATATTAACAATAAAAGAAGCATATTACAATACAAGTGTAGATGTTAGCGGGAATAATACAGATGGCTATTTTTTAGAATTTGTAGAAGGTGTAAAACCAATGGTGGCAAACTCAACAAACAGAAAAGTAATTGCATCAATTATTAAAATAAAAAACAAATGTACGGGTGCAGAAAGCCGAAACATTGGTAATTGGAAAGGTTTAAAAATTGATTTAATTTTTGACGCTGATGTAAAAATGATGGGTAAAAAAACAGGAGGAATTAGAATTTCGCCAATCAGCCCTATTTCTACTTTATCAGATAAAAATGCAAAGTTAATTTTAAATAATTCAAAAAACTTAAAAGAACTTGTTGGTAATTGGAATAAGTTAAGTTTAGAAGAAAAAAGTTTACCGACTGTAAATGCTTTAAAAGAATCGCTTAAAATCAGCCTTAAATAATGATAGCTTATAAAGAAATTAATCAAGGAACTATTGAATGGTTTGATTTAAAATGGGGTAAAATAGGAGGCACTTTGGCTAAAGGTTTACATATTAAAAGTGATACTTTATTCATTGATATTCTTAGTCAGCAAATAGAAGAATTTGAACCCTCTGATAGTTTTGAAAATGAACATACTCAAAGAGGTAAAGATTTAGAACCATTTGCAATAGAGTATTTAGAAAAGTATACAGGTTATAAGTTTGAATCTTTTGGATGGTTGCAAAGTGAAGACAATGATTTACTTGGTATTTCTCCAGATGGATTAACAGCCGATTTAAAAATTGCTTGTGAAACAAAATGTTTATCTAGAAAAAAGCATACAGAAATACTTTTAGAAAATGAAATACCATTAGAATTTATACACCAACTTTGTCATTATTTTACTGTTAATCCAAATTTAGAAAAACTATATTTCTGTGCCTTTAGACCAGAAAGTATAAATAGTTTTGTAAAAGAATTAAAATTAGAAAGCATAGTAAATATAGGCACTAAAGCTAAGCCTCAAAAAATGACAATAGAAGCAGTAAGAGATTATTCTATTGAGTTTGCAGATGAGTTATTAATAAAAATTAGTGAAAATAAATCACAATTAAGTTTTTAAATATGGGATGTAGTAAGAAAAAATATGAAGAAATGTTAGAAGAAGAACAACATAAACAACCTATGAGGTTTTTTGAAAAAGTAGCATACAAACTTCAAAAAAATATTGAAGAAGAAGAAGAAGCATACGAGCGTCAAAAAGCAATCTTTCAAAATGGAAACGATGGATTGCATTATGATTTTGACTATAAAAAAAAGGATGCAATTGTAGAAAATTTAAAAAAAGAATTTGACATAAGAAGTAAGATTGGTATTAAAAAATATAACACTACCTTAGAGGAAAATAATAATGATGATTTTTTACAGCATTTAAAAGAAGAATTAATGGATGCGTGTTTATATATCACGAAATTACAAAGTAAAATTAATAAATTAAATAAATAGAAATTATGAAAGCAACAGTAGTTAGAATGACAAAAGAATTAGCAAAAGATTATTTAAGCCGAAATATTGAAAACAGAAAGGTAAAAACAGCAACATTAAATTTTTATAAAACCCAAATGTCTAGTGGTAATTGGAAAGAAAACGGAGAGCCTATAATTATAGATGTAAACGGAGTAATAAAAGACGGTCAACATAGACTACTTGCTGTGTTAGAAACAGGTTTCTCATATACAGTACCCGTTATTAGCGGTATAGATTCTAACGTGATGGACACAATAGATACTGGAACTAATAGGTCTGCTTCTGATGTTTTAGAATTAGAAGGTTTTAAATACTCAACATTAATAGCAAGTCTTTCTAAGATGGCTTTAGGAGAAAAGATTGTTATGTTTGCGAAAAGTTCCCATAATGCAAATATAAGTAATGCGGATGTTTTAAAATTTGCTCAAAATAAAAAACACTACTTAGAGGAAATTGCGAAAAAAGCAACCGTAATAAGTTCATTGCAAGTAGTTAAAGTATTGTCACCTGCTTTACTAGCGTATTACATTTACACTTACGGAAACACAGATCAAACAATATCTTTTTTAAATAACATAACAGGAACATTAAGAAAGCCAAAATCAGGAACTGACTACGTTTTTAAAAAGTTAATTTTATCTAAAAATGGAGATATTAGACTATCTTTGGGTGATAAAAATAAATTCATTGAGAAAGCATATTTTTCATTTGTAAAAGGTAACCCAGAGGTAAGGTCATTTTCTATTAAATAATTAACAAATAAATAAATAAATAGTAATTATGGAAGTAAATGGAGTGATTAAAGTTTTAGGAAAGGTTCAAGTTCTTAGCGACAAATTTCAAAAAAGAGAGTTAGTTGTAACTACAGATGAGCAATACCCCCAACACGTTTTAATTGAGTTTGTACAAGATAAAACAGATTTGTTAAACAGCTATAAAGTAGGGCAAGATGTAAAAGTGTCTATTAATTTAGGAGGTAGAGAATGGATTAACCCACAAGGCGAAGCAAAGTATTTTAATTCTGTAAAAGGTTGGAGAATCGAAAAACGAGAAATTGAATATACACAAGAATACGCACCTGTTACATCTGCGGAACTTGAAGAAGAACTTCAAGATTTACCTTTTTAATTGTCAACTTTTGAAGAAATAAAAACGTTCTTTTCGGATTACAAATTTGAAAAGAACGTTTTAACATTAAGCAATTACGAACACATAGACGACTTAAAAACATTTGTCTATACCCACATATCAATTTTAAATTCAAATAGCGGAAAACGTATTTATTTACCGTACTTTGACAGATTAAAGAGAATATATTTAATAATAAAACAAGATGAGAATAGAATTACCAAAAAAAATTACTAGAGAAATGCAGAAAGCGTTAACAATTATAGAAACTGTTAACTCTTACTATAACTTAGAATGTAGAACATCCAACAGAAATAGAGAAACAGCACAGCCTAGACAATTGGCGCAATATTTAATAAGAAAAAGAGTACATATGACTTCGGCTTTAAATGCTGCGTTTTTTGATAGAGACCATTCTGTTGTAAATAATTCTGTTAAAATTGTAGAGAATTTACTTTCTTATGACAAGAAATTTACAAAAGATTATGTTATAATTTTAAATATTTTAAAATGCAATTAACAAAAAAACAACCAGAAGTAGAAGAGTTAAAAAATGGGTTAGACTTATTGTTTCATTGCTACCTAACCATTGAATCTATGGAATCATATAATCTAACTGGCTTAGTAAAAAAATTTGGAAATTTATTCAAAAACTCTTTAGAAAAAGCTGTAATGAGCGGAATTGATAAACAATCGTTAAAGGATGAGGAGTTATTAAACAATGCTATAAAGAAGAAAAAAAGAATGGCTTATCAAATTGCAAACATGAATGAAGTAGACCAGATTTTATTCAGCGAGTTTACAGATAAATATGTTCAAAACATTGAAATAGCAAGAAAAAAAGGAGTAGTATTTTTTGATAAATTATTATAAATTATGAGAGCACATAAAAAAAAGTTAGAAATTATAGCAAATGATTTCTTAAATCAAACAGGATTAAAACCAAATAACAGCAATAGAGAGTTTATGAATACTCTTATAATATTCCAAGTTGCTTTAATGGATAAAATGTACGACAATCAGGACTATGATAAAATGGATTTAGACAATAGAATAAAAATGTGTGTTAATTGCGGTGAGGAATTAAGGAAATTAATACATACATATACTGGATTAGACACACATAATTTTAATGATTTTCTATAAATGAGAATAAACGTAAAACCTTTATCTGTTAATCAATGTTGGGCTGGTCGTCGTTTTAAAACCCCTAAATATAAATCTTATGAGAAGGAAGTTTTATTAAAATTATCTAAAATAAAGATACCAGATGGCAAATTAGAAATAATTATAACGTTCGGACTATCTTCTAAACTAGCAGACTATGACAACCCTTTAAAAGCCTTTCAAGACATACTTTGCAAGAAATATAAATTTGATGATAGGCGAATTTATAAAGGTATAATCCAAAAAGTAGACGTAAAAAAAGGAGAAGAATTTATAGAATTTTATATAAAAAAGTTTGATTATTAAATAAAATTGATTATATTTGTAATCGGTTACAGTCCTACATTATAGGTAACTTAAAAAATAACACAGTCCTTTATAATGAACTTGACGTAGGACTCAAGGGATTTATAAAGGATTTTTGTATTTAAAAAATATGGCAGAAGATAAAAAAGGTTTTATTTTATACGCAGACCAAATAGATTTATTTAAACAATTAACCGACGAAAAAGCAGGTCAATTAATAAAACATATATTTGAGTATGTAAACGACAAAAACCCAGAAACAAATGATTTGATTATAAATTTAGCGTTTACACCAATAAAACAACAATTAAAAAGAGATTTACTCAAATATACTGGCGCTAAAGAAAAGAAATCTTTATCTGGTAGAGAAGGTAATTTAAAGCGTTGGAATTTAGACATATACAATCAATACAAAAAAGGAGACATAAACTTAAAACAAGCTGAATCTATCGCAGATAGTCGCAAAGTATCGCATAGCGATAAAGTGCGATCGCACTTTATCGCAAACATCGCTGTTAATGATAATGTAAATGATAATGTAAATGATATTACTATTATTAATAAAAACAAAAATAATTTTGATGAGTATTACAAAGTCTACATAAGTTACTGTTCAGCTATAATGCAAGATGATGGTTTACTAGAATCTTTGGCACGTAAGTACAAAATGACAGCAGACAAAAAAGTTTACATACCAACCGTTAAAAAATATCTTACAATGTTTTTAGCAGAGTTTTTAATATCTAAAAAAATACACGATAATAGAAGCTCTTTTAACACGCATTTTAATAATTGGCTAAATAAACAGCCAGTACTAAAAAATGTTACTTCTATGATGCCAAACCCATACGAATCTGAACTATAAAAACTATGAATAACGAAAAAAAAATAAAACAATCACAGGAATACTGGAATGTTAAAAATAGTGGTAAAAGATTAATGTACAAACTATCACCAAATGAAAAAGGACAATACCAAACGTTTAAGGTTACTGAGGATGATTTTAACGCACTTAAATCTGTTTTAGGGTATATTAATCGTTCGCAAGAAAATAATGCCTTAAATAGCGAGTTATACTTTAAATTATTTATACTTCAATTAGTTGGAGATATTAGGGAAAATAAAACAACAATTTTTAACGACTTTTTATTTACCAGAATAAGCAACCAACTTTCTATGCCTTTGCCTATATTCTTTAAAACGTTATACGATGATATTTGTGCAAATCAATTAAATAAATTAAATGATGCAGATTTTATAATTAAAGATTTTGAGGAAATTGTAATGAATGCTGTAATTTTTAAAGCTAATTTTACACTTCAAAATCTTACTGATCAATTAACAGAAAAAATGTTAACCATAAAAGATAAAAGACAATAAAATGTTTGACATAAACACGCCACTTGAGGATTTAAAAGAATCAATTACAGATAATTTAATAGACTACGAAAAATTCATAGTAAATCCAAAGTCTATAAATGATATTGTTAAGAAGTTCCACAATGGGGAACTAAAAAAAGGGTATAAAATTGGAATTCCTTGTTTTGATAATCATTTTGTCTGCAAAGAGAATGAGTTATACGCCTTAACAGGCGCAAAAGGAGGAGGCAAAACAACCATAAACCAAGCGATACAGATTATGCAATCAATAGTAAATGACCTTGTATGGGTTTGTGCGTTTCAAGAAAACAGCGACTGGTCGCAAAAAGTAAATTATCTTAATTATTTTTTTGGTGTAAAATCTAGGGAAATTGAACAAAATAAACCAGAACTTTACAAACTTGCGTCCGACTGGATTGATAAACATTTTATTTTTTTAGACGTAGAAACAATAAAAGAAGCCTTAGAAACAACCGAGTATTTAGTAAAGAAAGGTGTAAACGTACATGCCTTAGTTCTTGACCCTGTAAACTCTTTTAAAAGTGGGTTTAACGATACAGGAAGCGGTTACAATGATGGAGTAGAAACTAGTAGGCAGGTGTTAAGATGGGCAAAAAATAATTGTACTGTTTACATTTCACAACATCCAAATATGTTTAGTCAAAGAAATAAAGAAAAAAAGACAACTAGCTCAGATGCCGAAGGCGGTTGGTGGCTGAATAAAGCCGATTTTACGTGGGTTGTTCATAGAGAAAAAGACACAAATTTAAACAGTATAATTGTAGAAGATGTTAGAAATAAACATACTGGCGGGAATAGAACAAGTGAGGACAATCAATTAATTATAAATTGGCAAAATACAACAATAGATATAATCAGAGGCGACGAAATACATAAAAACGTAATACAGCACCTTGTAAGAAAACACAAACCTATTGATTACGAGTTTCAATATTTAAAAGAGGCTAAGGAAATATTGCCAGTTATAACAGTAAAAGAAGCGTTCGATGTTGATGATTGCCCTTTTTAAATGTTAAAGTTTTGTTATTTACAAAAAAAGATTATAGATTTGTTAATATAAAAGTATAGAAAATGAAAGAATTACAAGAATTAAGAAATGAAATATTAACTCTTAAAAATTTAGAGGTTTTAAATAAACAGCAAGAGCAAAAGCTATTACTTAAAACAAATGCAATAGAGGAAAAACTTGTTATAAAAGATGTTATGTCTAGGTTGCCTGATAGTGATGAAATTAGACAGCAAGCACAACAAATGGATGAAAAAGAATTTTACCAATGGTGGTGGGAAACTGCCTATAAGGTAAATTAGAAATAACTTAAACGTATATGGAAAGCAGAGGAATTGATACACGTTGCCCTTTTGGTGAAGTACAAGCCATAGCTTATAGCGGTATCTATATTCAGCAACAGCCCGCCTCTGTTTTTTATATACATTGTTGCATAAATGTTTTAAAAAATAGCGCATACTAAATGTTTTTACAAAATAAATTAAAATAATTGTAAATAAACTTGTGAGTTACATATATAAGATGTATATTTGTATAAGCAATAACGATAACAACTTTAAAACTACAAATTATGACAACTCAAATAACAAACGAATTAAAAAATTTAAATATCAACGCAGAAGGTAATTTAGTAGCAAGAATTGAAGATGCTATCTGTTTTGTTAACGAATTAGGAAAAGAATATTTTTTAGAAAACACTACATTTGGTTCTAAATTAAAAGACTTAGTTTTTAAACTTTCTAAATAATGGACTATAAAGAAATAATAAATACAAAGCCTCTCGGAAGTATAAAGAGGCTTAATTTAATAGCTAGTTATGCACCTGAACAACAAGCAGAAGCAGCACGAAGGTGTATTATAAAAAGAATAAAAAAAGGGCAACAATGGAACACGATATAGAAACAGTAATACAATACAGTATGCATACATCATATTATAACGGAAAAGATTTTATAGCAATGATAAATACAAGAAAAAATAATACAGAAAGATGCTATTTAACATTTGTAATATATGGGGAGAATGGAGAAATAAATATTTCTATTTCAGCATCTTGGGAATATAGTAAAAGATTTGATTTAAAATCTCCTGCTTATTATGCAGAGCCTTTCTACAATAAAGATTTACCACCATTAACAGAAAAAGAATACTCATTAGCACTTAAAGGTATAGTGAAACAATTAAGCAAAGAATTAGATTTATAATGCCATACATATACCTAAATAAAGAAGATAACAGTTTAAGATGCTTTGGTAGTATTTCAGCTATTTCTAAGTCTGTTAATATTAAACCTGATAATCTTTATACAAACTTTGGTAGGAAGGGTTTAAATGAGTTCGAGAATGAGTATTATAGAATTGTAAAAGTTAAAATAGAACGTGCGTAATACAATTCCAAAATAATATGCTCGCCCTTTTTTAAAACTTTTTACCAACTGATGCGTGCAAGGCAAGTAACCTTATTTGATGAATTACAAAATTAAACAATAAAACAATCCGCAACAAGCGACAAGTCTATAAAATCTTATTTTATGGTTATTTGATTTGTAAAGTATAAATAAACAATAAACTTAATAAATAAACAATGAAAAGTAATAAGATTTTAGATAATTTAATAAAAGATGTAGATGCAGATTTACACTTTTTAAGAAGACATGAAGCAAATATTAAAGCATTTGCTAAAGAATACCATAAAGAGCAATTAACTTTAAAAGATGTTGTTAGTTGTATTTGCAAGATACCAGAACCAAGATTAAAGGTAAGTGAAAACGGTACTTATTCATATTGTGAAAAGTGTGCTAAAACTTATTTGCAAATATAACTTACAACGTATTCGTATATGAATTGAAGCGTGTCTAAAAAAAAATAATAAATAAATAAACAATAAATAAAATTAGTTAAACAATTGATTTACAAGTAATTAATTAGTAGCTTTTATTTATATACGGTGTTGTTAACTTTTAAAAATTATGGGAAGAAATAAGCACGTAAAAAAGAAATGGCATACACAACAAAATAAATCGAATAGAAATTTATGTGGTTGTTACCTTTGTGTAGGTACTGACTATATAGAATGGCTAAGACTTAAATATTTTGTAAAGCTAAAACATAGTAAACAAGATATAAGTGATTTTTAATTGTTTACAACGTACCCTTTTAAGGAAAGTGCTGGATAGATTAAACGATAAATAAATTAGATATGAATAAAAACGAAAAAGAGCTTTTAGATATAATTGAAAGCAAGTTTAAAGGAAAAGAGTTAATAAGGTTTAAAGAACTTTTAGTAATTGATGCTGACACTTATTTAGAGGAGAAAATAAAACAAGAAATTGATAGAGTATTGACAGAATATAATTTTGACAGAATGTCTTTTGACGAAGCAAGTAAGCAGTTATTTGATTTATATGTTGTTGTTGCAAGTTTTAAGTGTAGAAAAGAAGAAATATTTGGTGAAGATAAGTGTAAAAAAGAATGCGAGGATTGTTTAGAATATTACAAAAGTAATTAAAATTTGTTACAACGTACTCGTATATGAACAGTAGCGTATTAAATAACTTAAATTAATAGATAATGAAATTAGAACAACTAGAAGATATTAAAGGAACGATTACTTGGCTGTTAGAAAACGGTGATTTTAAAGACTTAGAAACCTCTTATAATAGTGCAACAAACTCTTTAAATACTCTAAATGTAGCTATTGGTTATATACGTTGTTGTGAGATGTTGTGTGAGTGTGGAGGAAGTGAACGTGTAGCATTAGACTGTACTTCTAAAAAATGTAAACACCCTAAGTACTACAAGAAGTAAACACAATGACTTACAACAACTATTATAACAAGTAAACGTATTACAATACTATGAAAACACTTGCACACACTAAGGTTCTAAGAATAGACGAAGAAATGCTAAATACTTTTAAAAACATGAAATCTTTAAATATAGACGTAGGCAAATTTATTCGTTTAGCGATAACAGAAAAATTAGAAAAAGAGCATAAATATTTTAAACCAAAAGAAATAGAAGATAGTTTTTCTATTCGATTAAAAAAAGCTATATTAGCGAATCATTAAAAACATAAAAAAACATGACAAAAAAAGCAAGATGGCTA